TTACAACACCTTTTTGTAACCACATAGTTAAATTTTCATACGCTAATTGGTATCGCGATAAAATATCAACTGCTAGAGATTTTTTGTTAGCAGTAATAGCAATGCTATATCGTTCAGTGAATAGAGATAACCAGAGAAGATAACCAACAGATGTTGTGGTTTTACCTGACTGACGACCAATACGGACAATAGAAAACCGATTATTATGGAATGCATTGACCATTTCTTCTTGATAATCATGCATATCAAAAAGAACTAGACCCTCATCAAGATTGATAATTTTTACATAATTGCGAATAAAGTAAATTGGGTCAAGAATACATTTGCGCATTTCATCTTTTTGCCAATCTTCATACTCCCAATTAGTAATCCCATTACGCCTTAAATTGGGATTATCTCTATAATATAATTTACCTTCTTCGAAATCTAACATTATTCGCTCATTTCATCTTTTATAGATTTAATAAAGTCTTTTCCTGAACCAACAAAAACGGCATTTTTTATATTTTGGGTAAGGTTTTCTTTCTTACCTGTAATATCACGCATTTTCTTTTGTATTTCAAGCAATTCTTTTGATGCATCAACAACGGTTTTAATCATGTTACCTGCGACTTCGAAATCTCGAGCCTTCTCGGACTGCCTAGCAATCGCAAGCATATCATCAATAGCTTCTGTACCTTTAGAGATTAACGAGTCTATATTATCCCGAGTCTTCTCGTAATCGGTCTTTAAATCGTGGTCTAACACTACTGAGAGCTCTAGATTAGATTCCCTAGGAATATATTCCTGGAGTTCATTATCAAACACATCTTCCAATGGAGTAACATTAAAAATATCTTCCATTGTTTTATTAAATTTGCTCATAATTTAGGTTGAATAATCGTTTATAACAATATTATAATCATATGGTCCATCAACAGGATATGTGTCTGGGTCAGGAGTAATTATAGAACTAAATGCTAACCCAGAATCTGGAGTAGATAAAATATTATATGTTGCGGTTGATCTTAAATTTGAAATTGCAGAATTTGCAACAAATTTCCCTCTTTGTATAGAAATATTCAATTTATTTGTATTAGGGTTCCAAGATTTCACCACTCCAGCTCCACTGGCTCTATCATACGATAAACCTTGGAAAACACTTTCACCAATAATAAATGAACCATTACCGGAATTTAATGTGTATTCATTTTGAGAAGAAGGGACCATAATATTTGTTTCAGCTTGAAGAATTGGTTTTGCGTATCTTGGTGGTTGATATATATAACTTCTTGCTATAAAATTTAATGTTCTAAACACTGATCTAACAGGTTCATCAAACGAACCTGTTGAATTTTGTTCTTCAGATTCACCCATAAAAGTAATAGGAACATTTTTTGTGATCCCAGCTTCGGGAACAAAATTTAATTTCATATTATAATCAGGATAGAAAAATGGTAAGATATATTCCATTATTTGGTTAGCATCTTCAACATTTCTTGTGTATAACACTATTTCGAAATTAAAATTATAGGGTAATGGAGAATTAACATAAACTGTACCATTAGAAGAACATCCAACAATTTTATTTGAATGGTTTGTTCTTCTTGATGGGTCATATGTCATATTAACTAAACCATATTCAATCCTTGGTAATGTTACTTGAACTTTCTCGTGAGAAATATCTTGTCGCTTAACATATTTCTCTTTATCTCCATATATAATTGGAACTTTTATTTTATCAATTTCATTTCCGTTCTCATCATATTTTATGAACGGAATATCTTTAAACAAACTCGCGAATGCAACTGTTGTTTTTCTGATTGCTTGTAATCTACTATTTAAAGCTGGTGCATTTGTTGGTGGGTACATTTTTATTCTTTAATAGTAAGTTAAACTTCCGAATGGGTTATCTTTTGTCTTATCAACAAAATCAACAACTTCTTTTAATATTGGTACATTATCAAATTGGGAACCAAGAGTCAATGAATCAACTGTTGTTAGAGAATATGTAGCATTACTTGATGCTCCTCTAATCAATAAATTAGAAGTGTTTGAGAATTCCCCTGATACATCATATATTGTTAAAATTGTATTTGCAGAATCCCACGCAGCAACTTCTGCTGATGCAATATGTGAATTAGAATTCCCCTGATAAATAATTTCACCAACAGTAAAATTACCAATTCCACTATGGACATCAAGGGTAGTTTTATATGCTTCTAATGTTTCAATAACATCAATTTCTTCAATACCTGTATCAATATTTTCATCATTGTATTTAAATGGTTCAAGAGATAATTCATAATAAAAAGGTCTAACCCGACCTAATGTATATAAATCTTTTGATGTATTAACAAATTTAATTTCAAACAATTCTCCATTATTTTTCATAAAAGGGATAAAAATTAAATCTCCTTCTAATGGCCTTTCAAAAATTTGTTGGGTTTGTTTATTAAATTCTTTAAATGTAAATTGGATTTTAGTTTGGTTTCTGACTTCTAGGCCAAATTTAGAGAAAAAATCTTGTTCGTCACCGTAATCCATTGTATTCACTAGATACATATCAAGTTTATATGCAACTGTAAATGCTTTTAAAGGATCGTCTCCATATATTAAATCTCGCGCTTCAGTATTCGTATTTGGGATATAATAACCGGAGAATCCTTGCATATAGATTGCTTCATTGTATAAATCTTCAACTAGATTTATCTCTATTGCAGGTTGACCGTAATTTTGAAAATATTTACTTGGCATATATTATCCGATCATAAATTGAACAGGTAATTCATATCTATCTTGCATCTCGCTTTCTAATTTTTCAATTTCTTGAGAAGCTTCATCAAATGTTTCTTTACCGTTTAATGTTAGTCCACCTGGTAATTGTATTCCGCCAAATTTTTTCATATTTTCTCCCCATTGACGTTTAAACAATGCTGTGACATATTGTTTTAGCCAACGATCATTATATACGCTTTCATAAGTTTCTGGATCAATTACTTTGTAACCTTCTGCAACAACCATCATTCCTATAGGTGATTGTGGTGTTCCCCATGCCCAATCAGGGTATAATCTATGGGTATGGCGTTGGAATCTAATCGGAATTTCGCCAGTAAACATTAATTCCAAATTTCTAAGATGTTGCATTGTAATATTGAAATTTGTATATGATGTTGATGTGAAATCATATAATTCATGTAATCGCAATTGATATCTCAAATCAAACATATTTGATTTTGTGATAGTATCATTTAAAGGAAAAATTCTAGTAATACCTAAAATACCTGGATCAACATCGAAATATCTTTGATCAATATCTTTTTGTGTGATAACGTGTTGCCAATAAAATAACTCAGTAGCGTCATAGTGATAATCTTGGTAGAATTGAAGAGCGTCATCAATTCTATCTTCTAGTTGATCATCATCAACGTTTATTTTGATTACTGGTGCACCTAAACGTCTAAGACAATAATCTTTCAATTCGCTTCTAGATGTTATTTCAGCCACATTTAACCCTCGTTTTAATAAAATTTACAATTATTTATTACTAACAAATTGTATTAATAATTGTTTTATATCTGATAGATCACATTTTAATTCTTGAATATCATTTTTTAAATTATTTACATCATTTTGCATTGTATCAAATTGTAATTTTTTTTGTTTATTTATTTTATGTTGTTTTAATGCTTCCAGGTTAGAATTTAAAATGGCTTTATTTTCCATATTTTTAATCCAACCTGGAGAATCTTCAATTTTTCTAAAATCTAACATAATCATTAAACTGTAGCTATTGCTCTTAAATTTTTAATTAACGGAACAGTACAAGGATTATTTGTATACATAACAAGTTTTATTGCGAAATATTTAAAATTATTATGATAATTGCCTAAACTATCGTAATATGATAAATTTACATTTTGATAAGTTTCTTCAACAAAATCTTGCAAATTTGTTGATGTAATAGATTGACTAGTTTTTGACATTTTTGTCCAACCCAAATCTTTAAATTCGTTTGAATAATCATATTTATTTTGTATTTTATAAAATACTTCAACTTCTGTTCCAGCAGGTTTATTTACATCGATAAAAACTGTTATTCCATCTGCATCGAAATTGTCATTTAATTCTATTTGTTTTGTTATATATTTGCATTGAGCTAAACCGCTTAATGTTAATTCTGAATTTGAAATTTCTGTTGAGTAACTATCAATTAAATTTGTTACTAAATTAATACCCGTTTTGTGCAAATCAATTAAAGGGGATATATTTTTTGATGTATTTGTTAAATCTATAGAAAATATAACCCCATTGGTGTTTGCGCTTGATCTTGTAGCAATGTTAATATTTTTGTTTAATTTTATTGGTAACGTGCTATCCAGCAAAGTGCTTGAGTCTTGTACAGTTACTGATGAGTCAGAAATATATGCTGATTCGCCAAATTCTTGAGTTTTTGTTTGTAAATTTACTGTAGTAAAATCGAAAATAGAAGGGTTCGATATTATTTCTAAAGTTTTTGTCCCAATGTCAAATTGAGCTTTATTTAATGTAAAACATAAGTCTTTTGTTTGCTCAACGTTCCAAGAAACCCCTTGTTGCGATACAACAAATGATCCATTATATGGATTAACAGTAGTTTTTTTAGTGTATAGATCAGCTGCTCCTCTTTCTGCAATATAAACATTATAATTGGATGAATTTGTTGATAATACAAATGCATAATATCCTGGTTCTAAGAATACAGGAAAATCAAAAGTAAATTTTGTTGCAGATGAGGAAGTTAATGGTAATGTAGCTTCAATAACGTTTGTTGCGTACAGAGTTACTTTTGATAGTGGAACAACTTCTGTAGATGATGGGTATCCATTGACTAATGGCCTTAATTCAAGAGAAATGGGGGTTCTTGAATCCTTTGATGAAAAAAATACCCCTATTGACGATAAAAATAACCCGTCTGGGTTTGTATTTGAATCGATAAAAATAGTTTGTCCAATATAATCATTATATTTTAATGACGAAAGGTTTGACTGTTGTGTTGACAAATACACAGAGTCAAAGTCTGAATTTAATTCAGACTCCGACATATTTGTGTTTATAATTTTAGTTGCCCAATAATGTATTTCTTCTGGGAAATATTTTCTTTCTTCGGAAATATTTCTTGATTGTATATATTGAGAAGTTAGAAATTTATTTTCAACTATATTTTTTGCTTGAGAATAATTTGTTATCATGTAAAAGTTCTCTATTTTAAAAATTATTAAAACGCTTTAAGTGTGTTAAGATATTCAATTAACGCATCATACTCAGTTGATCCAAAATACGCATTGTGAGTCGTGCTAGGAAATTTTGCAAGCCAAGTTTTCAACGCATCGTAAGCGCCTTGGGAATATAATTTATTTGCCTTATTTGTAATATTAAATTCCCAAACAGTATTCGTTAATGTTTCTGAATGCGATATTGTTGAACTGATTAATTGATTTGAAATACTATCAAAAACTTCAGTTTTTATTGAAATTGTTTTTGTTTCGACAACTTTCGTATTATAGTAACTCCATTCTGGAGTTAGGCCAGCAAACCATATAGGGGTTACAGTCCAACCATGGAACGGAGCTCGCGTAAAATAATTTATGTCATTTATTTTAGCATCTTGTTCGTATGCTAAAATATTTATTGTGGCTTGACCTTTTGTTTTTTTATCTACTACAGAGTATCCACCGCCAGAAGGTTTATTTTGTGCATAATTATCGTATTTTACAAATTTTTCACTAAGAGAAGTTAGGTTGTCAAATACATGTGTCGGGAACCCTGACGTCCACTGAGTTCCTGGAGCTAAAATTATTTTTAATTGTGCTTGAACCCATCCTCCTGCTACATCATCTTCGTCACCTTGAACCACTACACTTAATCCAGCCATGCCGACACCGGATTTGTCGGTAATTTTCTCTGTTATTGTGCGCCAAGTTGGATCTTCGTTTGTTGCGTTCCACTTCACACTCTTCAACCCTCCGCCAAATCCAAGAAGGGTTGCTTCAACGGATGCAATTTCAGGGACCCAAGTATCTGGATCCAAGTCAGATACAACAGTATAGGTTGAGTTCGTTATCGGAGTTAATACAGTTCTTGTTTTTGATTGTACTTTATTGATAAGGTTTATAATTTCAGAAGGGAAATTAGTTGCATCAGAACTCCCAAAAAGTGCAGCATACGGATAATTAACAAGATCTTGGTTTTCTGATCCTCCAGTAAATACAACTGGTTGACCTACATTCCAATTTAATGGCGTAAATGTTAATGATGCCCCTGCGGTAACAGTAGCAATCGTGCTAGGGTTTACTGATGTCGATATGGTGACATTAGATGCTGGTTGTTTTGATAACGAAACTGTTGCAGTAACTGTCCCACCCAAAGTAGTTGTATAAAACTTTCCGCCGCTTGGGGGTTCAGAACTTGATAGTGTTATGATTAATTTTCCAGGAATTGAGATAGTCTTATCTAAATTCACTACATTAACTGAATTTGTTAATCCGTTCCATGAACTATTTACTGAAGATGTCGATAAATTGACTGAATATGTTATATTCCCGTCAATAACAGAATCGGCAACCCCTGTTACTTGAACACCTTTATCGGTTGACCAATCAGAAGAAGTAAACACAACCATAGTATTTCCTGGAACAAGAGTAGTTCCATTTTGGCGTTTTCCTGTGATAGTACCTTCTGTTGTATCGCTTGATGTTGCAAATACATAAACATCTTGGGATGGTTGTTTGCTTAGGTGAAAATATACGTCAGTTGTTCCTCCGTCTTCAGTCGTTTGTCTTAATGAAGAAGAAGAAATAACTATTGCTGGATTTATTGTTGGGACAGTAGAAATATGGTTGAATGGTGTTGTTCCAACAACACCATTCCAATAACTTGCTCCACTTGTTGAAGTAACTGTAATAGTAGAAGATGATTGCCCTGTTTCTCCAAATTTCAACCTTACTCGAAAATCTTTAAAATCTTGAATGTTTGATACTGTAATGGTATTTGTGTTTTGGATAATAGAACTATTTGGTGGTATTATCCCATTAATTGTACAAACGCTGGTATTTGATGAAGAAACAGTAAATGTTATTGGTAAATACTCTGTCAATAGAGAACCGGATGGAGTAACTATAAAATCAGTTAGCCCATCTTGTCTCATATCAAGGATAGAACTACATGAAATTTTTGCTGCTATTTGCGAATTTAAACGTTTTGATTCAGCAATCAATTTTGAATAGGTTACTCCTGTTAAATTTGTATTTAACCAAGATTTAGCTGGTTTTGGTCCAGTGTAGTTGTATCCACTATCAGTTGATGAACCGTAAAATTCCAGATAAGAAAACAGATGATTATCTAAATCAACGGATTGTTTTGCCCCTAAATTGTATGGAATTGAAATTAATTGTGGAGTATTCCAATTCATAGTTGTGAATGTCAATGTACTCGGAGAAATACTATATGTTGTATTCGCCGATTGATCAGTTAATGCGTTAACCCAAGAAACAGTAACAGAACTATTTGGTTTTTTATTTAAATAAATTGGAATAGAAATTGTTCCAGTTTGTAAACTTGTGTATGGTATATTATCAATATCGTTTCTGACAATATAAGTTACATCTTGAGCAATAATTTTTGCTCCTTGAGTTGGGCTAGGAGTATTATCTTGATTGACAACAGTTATATAAGGTTCTCTAATTGAAGTTATTGTTTGTTGACGAACAACTGATTTTCCAGAAGAAAAAAATGTTGCTTCTGCTTTACTCGCACAAGAATTAAAATCATAATTGGGGTTATCACAAATAACTAAATGCAATTCTCCGGAAGGGAATTTTAAAATATCATCATTCGGTATTATTAATGACCCAGAACAATTTCCAAATTCATTTGAGTACAAATCGCTGCCTAAAACTGGGGTTGTTGATAATAAAAAGGAAGCATTAGAACCTGTTCCTGAAATGGTGTATGTGATATTTGTAATTGCAGTATTAGGGGTTTGGGGGGAATATCCACTACCCTTAGAAGTAAATTCAGCTGAGGATATTGTTCCAGAAAATACTTCGACTGAAATTGTTGCAGTCGAAGTATTTGCTCCTTGAATAGAAACAATTGTATTGCTGGAAGAATATCCAGAACCTCTATTTGTTATGGTTGCAGTTTCAATTTTTCCTATCGGGTTTTCTGAAGGGGTTACATACCCATTCACCAATCTTCCATTAATATAAACATACATTTTTGTTAACGGGGCTAGATTTGATGCTGAGAACCGAATAATGGAACTTCTTGCAAACGGGATAATATTTGAAGCTAATTCTTTAACGGTATCGGATTGTTTAACTAATGCAGTACCTACTCCATATGTCACTCTATTTGTGTCATTTTGGACAGTAACATTTGTTAATTTATCTGATTCTACCGTATATGGTCTGGTTGAATAAAATGTGTTCCAGTCATTATATACTTGTCCTGGAACCGATAAAGCTGTTGAAAGCGCTTCTGTATCTGCATTGACAATATTAATAATAGGTTTATTTTCTGTATCAACCCAGTTATCTGATTGCGGAGACAAAATAAAATCACCAGAATACGAAATAACGTCGAATGGATTACAATTTTCAGTAGATGTTGCAGAAAATTGATTAATGAATTCAATTTCACTATACCCAAATGAAATTATTCCATTTTTTTCATTTAATCCATTTAAAGATTCAATGCGAGGATTAAATTCTTGGCATTTAAATGATGGTCTTAAAATTTGATTTTCTAAATCAAGAGAACAGTTAAAATAATTGTCTGCAATAGACATTGTGCCGTAACCAATAAATGGGTCAACAACAAACCCATTTGTCATTCTTTCTCCTGTTGTTGTGTCATAGATATTTCTTGACATGACATCTTTTTCGACCATATTTAAAGATGTATAATATTCAACGTTTGATAATCTTGTATCAAGATTACCAATGTCATCCATCGTATATCTTTTATGTTTTTTATATGTGATGGAAATTTCGGAAGGTGATGCTGTGTACGGGTTAATTTGAACAGTTGCAATTGTCATTGCATTTGACATATCAGCTGGTTGAACATAATTTGTGTAAGATGGGACACCAATTAACCATTGAAATTTTTTTGCGTCAGTTAAAATTAATTTATCAATCCTACCAAGGTAATATTGCATATCAAAAAAGATACCATCAAATAAAGTTGATGGGATTTGATAGGTATCAAATGAATATGATGGGGCATTATTTGTTCTTCTTGGTCTAAAATCAAAATAATTCCTAATATCATAGGTTTTAGCGTTGATATTATGTTTTGGTATTTGGGAATATTGAGTTGGATATGAAGCGTAACTAATATAATCACCAGTAGAAGAATGAGTATAATAATTAAATAATACAAATACTTGTTTTTCGTTTTCGAAACTTTTTGCAGAAATATAACCGTGATCATATATTGCTTCAGTTTGACCATTATTTAAATTATATTTTGGTGTAACATTTTCTAACTTACTCCATTGAGGATTAACATTATCTGGTTTTATATTTAAATTATTATCTTCATTGGAAACAAATAATTCTTCGCCAACTAAAACAACGTTATATTTTGAATATGTAGTTGAAGAAGACCAAGAACCATTATATGTTACAGAAATAGTTTGGTTATCTGAATATGGCGTGTAAAATACCCCTAGAAATTTAGAAATATCTGCTATACCTAAACTTGTTGGAGAAATTTTTGCATCAACTGCTGACACAGCACCGGATTGTTCTGTTTTTGTTTTTGGTGTTGCGCTTAAAATGTCTATTGCATATTTAATGCCGATTTGTCCGTTATATCCATTAGTAAATGTTATGGTTGCAGTGTATTCTGAAATACCTTGTTGTACAACAATTGAAACATTGGACAAGTCAATGTATTCTCCAGCAGAATATGCTCCGTTTGTTGTTTGAGCAACAATAACAAAAGTTGACTTTTTCAACTCAGTTGATAGTGTTCCTGTACCAGCTGAAAATATTTTATTCAATGAATTTGTATGTAGGGTGGCTGAATTCGCTGATACAGTTACTGTGTCGAAAATATCAGTTGAAAATTGTACATTTGATAATGAGGAAACGTAATTATATGGTAATTGATATAACAAAGAATTATAAGTTGAATCTACAACTGGTAAAACTCCATTCGTTAATACTGTATTTGCCGAAAATAATTTTGTATTATAATCCAACCCTGTTGGTTTCACAACGGATTTTACTGCGCTAATGTCTAAAGCAGAAACATTATATAAATTTAAATAATATTCTGAATCTGAAACTTGTTTTAAGTTTCTTACAAATGCATATCCAACTAATGTTGAAGAATTTGCTGAAACAGTATCAGTAGAATGTAGCTCAACTTTAGCAGAAGAAGCTGCGTTTAAAAATTCCCCGAATGGATTAGTAATTGAAATGCGATTACCATAATACATCGACATTTCATTATTTAATGATGTTGCAACATCTCTGCCCTTTTTTACTTGAAAAAATTGCGGAGAATTATTTGTGAATTCATAACCAAAAACGTATGCTTTTCCAGGAGATATTTCTGCTTGCATGGTTGATGCTGATTCAGAAAAATCTGAATCGTGGAATGAAAGGTTAAAGTCCTTTACAACAAAATTTCCTGCGTGATCATACATTTGTCTGGCAAGAATATCTTCTATTGCACCCAGTTTAGCTCCAGTTGTATCGCTTACAATTTTACCGTCTTTAATTCTCAATAATTCTATAAATTTATTATCTGTCAAATTTTGTATTTCACCGCTAACGAATGGTTTTGATACTAATTTAAGATAAATTTTATATCTATCTGCTCCAGGGGCAGTATAATTGTTTGATCCTTGCGCTGGATCTAATAATGAAGTATCATCGACGAAATCAACTATAGTCTCAACAACTTCATAACCAATAACACAAGAAGGGTATTGTGTTTTTAAATTTGGTATGGTAGTTTGCGGCAATGCTTTCACAAAATTATTATTTGTAAAATACACACCAGAATCAAACCCAATTTCCATAATATATCTTGATGCAAATTTTGTTACAGTAATGGTGACATTACTGTAACTCTCATCAAGAGGTTTATTTACAAAAACACCATTACTGGTAATTTCAGTAACAACATATTTATCATATGGGTTATTTGAAGATTGTATTGACAACACATCCCCAACTTCAACGGAAATGGTTGTCATATAGAATTCTGTTGAATTCAGTGTACCATTGCATCCACTTACTGTTGTTGTTGTATCTGTTTCTAAAGTTGCCGTATAGTTGGTTTGCAAAGAAGAGTTTGACAAACTTTGTATTGCTAAATCTTTTGATGAAAAAATATTTAATGTTTCTCCAGAAGAAAAATTTTTACTAATATTAATAATTGGTTTTACTGTTAAATAGTAATTAACTACATCGATATCTGTAATTATACCAAGGCATCCAGAAGTTGTCCCAACAATATATAAATCTGAAAAATATTGGATATTTGTTGCTAGATCGTTTGAATTTACTAACTTTAAACTTAAAGCGTTTGTATCGACGAAATATCGCCCACCATTTACTTTTGATCCATCAGATAAAACAAATTTACCTAACTTACCAATTTGGTCTTGTAAAATCGTTTGGGATTGAGTTAATTCTCTAGCCTGGACTGCTACGCCAGGTTTAAATAAAATTTTATGAAAATTTTTATCTTCTTCAAAATCGTCATGGTATGGTTGTGTATTAAAATTTAAACTCATTTTTCCTTAAACCTTAGTAAGTAAGCGTTAATCTAAACTGTTCTAAGCCAGTTGAAGTTCTTTGAACTTTTGTTCTATTCTCAATATAAATTATGTTTCCTGAAAATGGCACAATTTGCTCTACTGTTTCTTGTAATACGATTCTTAGCGCATTTGAATCCGACCCATTTAAAACATCATTTAATTTTATATTTCCTTGAGTATTTATAAGGTATAAAATATTATTTATTGAATCAAAGTTTAAAACTCTTCCGGAAAACGAAGATTCTTCTAATGATTTGCCTTGATATACAATTTCATCTTGGACAAAAATTCCAACACCAGCGGAAACTGTTATGTCTTGAGTTGATCTGTATATTGATGAATTTGCAAATTGTGCTGTTGTCCCAACAATAATTTCTGGATTTGCTAATAACCCAATTTGCCTATAATCAATATTGTCTGGCAATGTTCCGGATTCGGTTCCATTAAATTCAGCAGTAATCATTACTGTTCTGCAGCCAAGTTCTTGTAGCAAATCAAATCCGTGTCCTCCAATTGGAGAAGGTTCTGCAATTAAAATTGATCCATTTCCGGAATTTCCTGCTGTTGGTGAAATTATCGCAGTTGCATATGTATAATTTGAACCTGTATTCGCCATTAAAATTTCAGAAACAACATTTCCACTTATAATCGCTTTTGCTGATGCACCAGTCCCATCACCAACAATAGTTACAGTTGTTGTTGTGTTTGTTGCATTATCGTCCACATAATTTGAGCCTGAATTATAAACATTTATAGTTGAAATTTCACCAGCGCCATATATATTATCTCCTATAGTTTTTCTATTTGTTAATATTGGTAAAGGGATCCAATTTTCATCAAAAAATTTTAATTTTGCTCCGGAATCAATTGTATATACAAATTTCCACTTATACCCATCTCCTGGTTCAATCAATGTATTTCCAATATTTGTTGAGAAATCAATAACAGGTTCAATAGTTGATGGTGTTCCATTTGGATTTGTTGTAGTTGCATTATTACTTAAACATTTAAAAACTTGATCATAAGAATTTTTTACATAAAATTTATTCAGCAAATGCCCGCTATCATCAAGTTGGAATAGGTTTTTATTGGATGAATATTGTGAATATGTTATTCCACCTTTCCAATCTATTCTTTCTATCACTGCCCCAATATCATTACTATTAATTTTTTTAATTGCGACTAAATTTTTATATGTTGTTTTCATATAAAAATTATTATCAAGCGTAAGAGGGGGCACATTCTCGTCATCCCAAGGTTCTATTTTTGAGATAAAACAATATAAATTTAAATATTCTTCTCCACTATTTTTAAAAATTAAATTTGGGGTATAGTATGTTTTTAGAACTTCTTGAGAAAATCCAGAAACTGGTATTAAACCTTTAATCATTAGTTTACCATTGTTATAAAACGTTATAGAGTATAATATTATTTGATATCAATTGCTTTTCAATTGAAATGTTAAATAAATTGTCAAAATTTCCAAATTGATATTGTTGAGTATTTGATAAATATAGAATATTATTTGATATGTTAATAATTTTATCTGTAGTATTTCCTATTGAAATAGTATCATTTATTGATATAAATGTATTTATCGAATATTTATCTTCTGGGTAATTTTCTTGTACAACAATAACTGTATTCGAGTTAGAATATCCTCTAAAAACATTAGGGAAAATATATTGGATATTATTTTCAATAGTAATAATATCGTTTAATAAGTCTACTGCTGTTATAGTTGAATACACATTCATATTATTTGTTGTGATAATAGCAATTTTTGTGTTAGTTGCAACATTACTTGATGCAGCAGTTCCCCAAGATTCGTCTCCCCAAGATTCGTCTCCCCAGCCAGATTCAACAGATAAATAAAATGTATTTGAATAAATTGTATTTGAATTTCGTAGAGTTAACTCAATCCCAGAAGAATTATTTGATTGATAAATTAACGAACTCGTATTTATTGAGAGTTGTGAATTTGATTTTAATAAATTTTTTGGAACAAGTCTTGTTCCAGTTGGGTGTACTAAGTTGGTTATTACGTCTTTATATGAATCATAATTTTTTTCTGCAGAAATAATGTATGTTGTCGAATTATAAATATCATTTTGTAAAACTGAGTGCCCAGATAATTGTCCGTCAGAATTGATATATCTTCCTTCGTCAAATATTAACCCATCATAAAATTTTGCTGTCGCTTTTGCGGAACCATCTCCATAAATCTTAATGCCATTTTTAAATGTTGAATTCGTGTAAGATGATTCGAAAGTTAACGCAGTGATATTTTTTTGTTTATCGTATAATTTCAGTTCTGATAAATATGATACAGCGCCAATATAATCATAAACCCTAACTGCAAAAATATCATCTGTTGGTGTATCTAGGCTTTTTTTATCAATATTTGTTATTGAATCAATATAAGCAAAAAACGTAGGAGTTTCAAATTCACCTTGAAAAATAATCCCATCAGTAAAATTTAACTCGCTAATATCGCTGACAACAATATCTTGAATTCTCAAAGAAACATTGGGGGTTGAAATATAATCTTCACCATTACCTATAAGAGAAATTTTTGTTATTGCTCCGATTCTATCTGTTTCTAATGTATATTCCGCTCCAGTTCCCATAATACTCGGAATGATCAATGAGGCATTTGATCCTGTTGCTGAAGTAATATTTACAATAGGTAAATTAGAATTCTTATATCCCATTCCACCAAGAGCATATGGAGTATTTGTATTTTGATAATATTCAACTCCTGTTATTGCGCCACCTGAGCCGATTGAAGAAATTCTTGCAAAAGCAAAATCTCCGTCTCCTCCGTTAATTGTTAACATATCATTGGCAGAATAATTTTCCCCTGCATTAATTATTTGAATAGGTGCTAAAATACCAAATTCAGTTAAATTTTGTTGGGCATTATTGACTGTTAGAAGAGATTGGATATCTAAAGTTGGGGGCGTATCATATCCTCCGCCTCCATTATTTACTAAAATGCTAACAATTGGATATGTTACTAACGTTGTATATGTTAATGCGTTTAATAATGTTGTGTTGGCATTGGCAGAATTGGTGAAATTTAAATTATTATTCCCGATAATTGTTGATATATTATTTCCGATATAATCAGAAGCAATAAATGAAATAATACTTGAGTTTAATTCGTCAAGCAAACT